TAAACAAAACCTTTAGAAGGTAAGTCAACCGTTTCTGTGGGGAATTTAAATTCTGCCATAGTCTTTATTTAATAACGTTTGTTAATACATATCAATATAAAAAAAAAGCTTGGCAAAGCCAAGCTATTTTTAATATTTCTTTAAACTTGTATTAGAAGTTTAAGATACAATAATCAGGTTGTACTGTTAATGATAATTCCTGAGCGGCGTTTTCATTATCCCAGTTATAATCACCAAATCCTGCTTCAGTAATTAATGCTCCTTTGATAATCCATTCAGAAACTATATCACCTACTGGTCCTAGTACATTGAAAGTAAGATCTTTTTTATAGAAATCACTATAACCATCTCTACCAGTTACTGATTCGTGATGCAATCTAACCCATTCCATTACCGCTTGAGCTCCTGACGGTGTGATTGGATCGAAAAGTGTCAATGAAATTGTATTCCAAAGAGTTTTTCCTTTCACGTATCTTGCTACGTTAATATGGTTCAATTGAACTGTTCCTTGAGTTAATGATACAGCTCCTACTCCCTTAACTTGGTAAGAAGGTATTCCATCAACGTATAAGATAAATCTATTTTGTTGCTTTGGCTCAAAAGCTGTGTAAAATATTTCGTTTGGGTCTAATACTGCCATTTTATTTAATTATTTATTCTTTATTATAAATATTCTGTTTTTTAATTTTTATGCTGGAAATTCAACTCCCGTAGGTAATACGTTGAAATCCAATATTATAAATTCAGCTGTTTTAGTTGGTTGTAAAAATACTTGACCTACTAATTCATTTCTATCAACAACATCTGGTGTGTTGTTAGTCTCATTCATTACTACTTTAAAGGCAAATAATCCTTGTCTTTGTTGTACTGATTCTAAGTACGGATTTACTTGGCTTAAGAAGTTGTTTCTGGTTGAGATTGTATTTTGTTCAAATACTAAATTATCAGCTACCTGAGTAATAAAGCTCTTTAATGTAATTAATAATCTTCTTACATTTACTCTATCTAAAGCACTTGCTCTAACTTGTAGTGTTTTCTGTCCAAATACTACAACTCCTCTTCCTGGGAATGTAGCAATTGGGTTTACATTTGCACTATATAGAGTATCTCTATTACCTGAAGTTAATTTTCTTTCTGCTCTAATTACGTTACCTAGCGCGCCTCTAATTAAACCTGCTGGTGCGAACCATGGTTCCGATGAGGAATCAGTGAATGAATATACGCCCGGTATAAACGCAGAAGCTGGCGACCAAGTTGTTTGTCCACTTGTTGGATCTACAGCTTGTAACCAAGGCCAGTAAGTTGCAGCATAACTTGAATCAAATGCTGAAACGCTATTTGTTGTAGCACTTACTGTACTTCCATATTTTGATACATCAATTACAGCTATACAATCTTGTCTATTTTCTGCTAGTGCTACTAAAGAATTTACTTGAGTAATGTGAGCAGCAAATGTAGAATCTGCAATTAATCCAGGAGCAACTATAATGTTAAAGTTATAATCATCTTTATTATTTAATAATGATATTGATGATGAATAATCAGTTGCTGTTAATCCTTGGATATTTGTATTTGTAATATTTTCATTAAATTTCATTGGTGAAGTTGCTGCTTGAACATTTTCACCTGTTGCACCTGTAAATGATCCTGAACTTGCTACAGGAACAAATAATTCATAAGAAGTTAATACACCATCAAATGATCCACTTGATGCTACACCATTATTATCAAAGAAATTAGGTGTTGTATGGTTAACTTGTTTAACAGATACAAATTTACTTTTATTAACATAGCTTCCAGAAGTTTGTACATAAAAATCTGAGCCATCTTGTCTAATATTTTGTACTTGATTACCGATTACCTTTTCGATATAATTGGCAGAAAATGGATCTAAAGATAAATCGTTATAAGTTTCTAATACTGCTTTTTGGTTATTAGTATCGTTTCCTTGTCTTATAATTAATGAGAAAGTACCAGCTGCTTGATTAACACCGGATATTTGCCATCTTACGTTTTCTACTGAACCTGAATCTAATGTACCATTAGCACTATCTGTTGCTTGGTAATTATTCATAATCGTTCCTTGAGAAATTGTTTGTAATTGGAAAGATTCTGAAGATGCCGCATTCATGATACCTGAGTTTTTACTTCCGTCTGTATCTCCTCCTGAAGTTATACTACCAGAAGTAAATGCTGAAGTGAAGTCACCATGTACGACTCTTGTTACTAATAATGATGTGCCTCCTTGTCTAAAATAGTTATTAGCTGCAGTAGAGGTTAAATATGAGAATTCTCTAGAAGCACTTTCTACAGTTGTTCCAAATAATGCTTGGTATTCACTGAATGAAGTTACTAAAGTAGGAATTCTAACTGGACCTTTTACAGCTGGACCTATGATAGCGGCACCAAATTCGACGGGGCTTTGCTGAATAAATGATTGATCATTTTCTCTTGCTAATACACCTGGAGATATTAATGTTTCTGCCATTTCCTTATATTAAAAATTTAAATATTATTTTGTTATAAATATGAGAAATAATTTCAAAAAATTATTTTATTGGAACTATTTCTCCAGTTTCTAAATTTATGTTACCACTACCGTATTTTTTTTCTAACTCTTCGGCAGTTATAACTTGTTCTTTTTTAAGAGCTTCATATTTTTCATATATGTTATCTCTTTCTTTTTCTAATTCGTATTCTCGAATTTCTATATTACCCATTGCTAAAGCAATTTCTGTATTTCGCAATTGGTAACTTTTTAATTTTGCAACTTCTTCTTGTGATAACTTATTGGACATAATTTTATATTTGATTATAAATATATCAAAATGTCCTAAAAATTAATTTCTTTTTCTACCATCTAATGTTGGATTTCTAAGTGGATTTACATCCCTCATATCACGAACAACTTCATTGGTTATAGTAACTTTAGATCTAGAATTATATTTTTTTAATGATTTTAATTCTTTTTGAATTGTATTAGGAATTATATATCCCCTTAATCTAATTCCAAATGTACCCTTAACTAATCTATCTTGGTTTTGAACTAATTCAGTAGCAGTTGTAAATGAATCAATAAATGCTCTAAATTTAAATTTTTCTGGCTCTCCCCAATAAGCATCAGATGCATATTCACATGCTTCAATTATTTTATTTAATTGGGACATATAATATGTTTGAATTAAACATTCATATTCCATTGTAACATAATCAGGTTGAGCAACAGCATAAAATGTTTTTACTGGTTTTCTATTATTTAATGTTGAAAAATTATCATAAAAATTATCTGCACTAAATTTTGATTGCCAAACACCATTTAGATTAGGTGAATTAGCATCTAATTTATTAGCAACTGTTCTATCTTTTGTTATTGTATTTCTTTTAATTACAATAATAGGTAACATAATAGCATTAGATTTATCTCTATAATAACCATCTCTTTGAAATGATTTCCATCTTTCTGGAGCACCATAAATTATTGGTACTTCTCTTCTAGTACCATTTTGCATTACAAATGGTTTAATTACATTTCTAAAGTAGAAAAATACAGCTTCATCAATATCCTGAATGCCTACAGAATACTGCTTAGTATCATCACCTTTAAAACTCATTTCCTTTGAACGGTTAAATTCTATTCCCGTTTCTTGGACATTAGCATTAAAGTTACCATCTGATAAATTAGGATTTCCTGAATCGCCTCTATCCTCTATTCCTTTAAAAGCTTCTTGTTGCTCTAAACTTAATTGTCTTTGAGTTTTTGGTATTGGTTTTCTAGGTGCTGGCATTAAAATCTTTCTTTATATGGTGATAATGCAACTTTATCAGCTGGTATATAATAAGTAGATACTAAAACTGATAAATTATTACCAAAGTTTTCTAATCCTGGGTTTAATGGGTTTACATTATTAGGGTAAGCAGGATTTTTACCTCCCCAATATTGGTTTGCTACTGTACTTTGAACACCGTAATATCTTTCTTGGTATAATATAATGTCACCAACTCTAATTAAAACATCAGCATCTTTTAAATCATCTCTAAAGAAATAAAATTCTATTGGTTGTCCAAATTGTACACCTTCTATATTTTCAGCATATTCTTCATTTGATCTATTTATAAGAACATTGAAAATAAAAGGACCATCATAGAATTTTTCCTGATCTGCTTCGCCGTATAAATTAACTTTAGTTTCTTCTAATTTAAATTGGTAAACAGAACATTGTTGAGTAATAATATTACCCATTAATTCTCTATTAAGTTTTCTTACTAGAGACATGTCCCTAGATGTAGTAAACATTGCCATGTTATCCTATATAAATTGTGTAAGGAACCTGTTGTAACTCAGTCATTTTAGCTTCTGCTTCAGATGCCCTACGATTTAATAATGCCTGTCTTGAAGTTTCATCTAAATAATTTCTTAATCTCTCAAGTAAAGCTACTTTTTCTGCCGTTGCTGCTGATATTAAATCACCTTGATTTAAATTAACTTCTGCATTTGGTATTGGTATTGTTGAATATTTACCTCTTACATACCCTAACATTTCCTTAGCTAATGATAATGTATATTCAAAAATCCATTGTCTACCAATTGAATTTATGTAATTATAATTTGGATTAGCATAAGGTGCATTTGAAACATTTGTAACTCTTGTAGGAGTATTTTTAACTGAACCTTCAATTCTTTCTGATCTAATAATATATTGGAACCAAATTCTATGTTGTGGGTTATCTTGTGCATCACAATCACTTGAAAAATTAGGTATTGGGAAAATTCTTAATTTATCCTTATGTATTTCAAATGAGTAATTAGATCTTCTAACCATATCATTTAATTCAATAGCTTGTATAGTTTGAATATCATAATTAAGTGGCATCATAAGGAAATTAATTGCAGGACTCATACCTCCAAATCCAAATGAATCAAACATATTTTGATAACCAAATCCAGTACCTGAGTAAGGATCATAATATCTTGTAATTGCTGGTGCTCCCTGATAATAAACTCTTTTAACTTCTATTCCAAATTCACCAGCTGAACCCGTTATATTACTTTGGGTCATAAAAGTTTGGAATGAATAATCTTGTACACTTGAAGTTAATACAAATGAACCTGAATACCAAGGTACATTACCACCTGAACCAGCTTCTGCACCATACATTTCTGTTAATCTTACAATTGGTTCAAAACTAGGAGTTATTATCGATTGAGTTAAAACTGAACTAGTTGGCAAACCTTCTAATGTTAGTTGATTATCTCTAACTTTATAGGCATATAATTCATTACCATAAGTAGTTACTGCTTCTTCAAATGCAGTATAAAAGGATCCTGATTGTAATTCAACATCAACTAAAGGATAACCTAATCTTTTAGCACAAAAATCAGCTACTTTATCTGCATCAGTTGCAAAATCTGATTGCCCGTCATAAAATCCAAATGGTGTATCTCCAGAACCTGAAGAGAAAGAACTTGAACCTGGCCAAATTGGTACATTCATATTAAATTATTTTGTTATAAATATTAAAAATAATTTTATTATTATAAATATAAAAAAAAAGCCCCGCTAATGCGGGGCTAATTTATAAATCAAAGTTAACTACTGATTATAGAGTATTTAATCCGTTGATTTCGATTCTTCCATAGAATTCTGGTCTTACCATTTTCTTAGCATATCTAGTCAATAGACCTTTTCTAGGCACGAATGTGTCTGGATCATATACTAATGGAGTCATAATTAATGGAATATATGGAGCAAATACAGCACCACTTTCTAGGAATTGACCTCCTCTAAATCCTAATAAGATTACGTTAGTAGTCATATATGGATTTTTGTACACTTTATATCTACCATTTAACTGGCCGACTTTTTGTACACCGAAAGCGTAGTTCATTTTAGCTGCATCACCATCTGAATCAGCTGCAAATCCTGGAATACTTTCTAGGATTGTTGCTACAGTTGGAGAACATACTAAGAAGTTAGCTCCACCCCTTAGGGTTTTCTGGTGGATAATGTTACTTAACTTTTGGATTTTAGTACCTAAAGTTTGGAACCACTGTCCTTGTGAATTATAGAATCCTAGGTCAGTAACTGTACCATTACCACTCGCTCCTGCTGCGTCAATCGCTCTGTTGTTAACTGCTGACCATACTTCAGTTCCAGCTGCTGCAGCATTGATTAACATACTTAAGATTTCTAAGTCAATTTCTAATGAAATGTACTCACTTAAGATTGAAGTTAATTCTGCTTCTGCATCTAGTGCATGATAAGCGTTTAAGTCTTGAGCGAACTCAGGAGTCCAAACAGCTTTTAACTTCTTAGTTTTAGCAACGATAGCAGATGATTTCATCTGTACGTTTATTTCTGGAATTGTTTGCGCTGGGCAACAGTTAGATCCAGTTTGGTTGTTATTAGCGTTTGGTTTTGGGTTTCCAGCTTCGAAGTCACCTCTGAATTGATCAGTTGGTTGTAATGAAGCGGAAATTTTAACATTTCTTGAAGCACCTCCAGTTGCGAAATCTGAAGCTGATACTAAGAATTTAATGTGCTCTCCGTTATCGTATCTACTAAATTGTGATACTTGGATAGCAGTTGTTCCTGATCCTGTGTATACTTGGAATGATTTTACAGCCCATGCATCAACAAAAGGAATAGAAGAAGTTGCTACAGATAGCAATCTCCAGTCACCTCCTACAGCTGAAGCTGAGTAAGTAGAATCAAAGTCTAAGTCAGACCAAGAAGCTGTGGATACACTAGCAGCAACTTCACCTGAAGCTGTTAGCTGTGTAGAATATGAAAATCTACCATTTCCATATAAACCACCTGAATTAGTATTTCCGAATGGGTTTTCAACAGTTCCATTAGCATTTCCGTAAAGTGATTCACCTACAGAAAAAGGAGCCTTATTGTTACCATATTGGAAATCTAAGAAAAATACTAGACCAGAAGGCAAATTCATTGGTTGTACAGAAACAAATTCTTTAGCAGCAATTTGTCCAAATACTTTTCTTACCAATGGAAGAGCCACACCAGCCCACTGACCACCTACGTTCACACCTGTTTGTGAACTAAATGTACCAGAAGAAGCAGCACCACCACCAGTGGAACTCTGCTCAACGACAAGTTGTTTAGCTTGGTTTTCAAGGATAATACCCATGTTATTTTTGTGAGTACCATCTAAACCTTCTAATAGACCTGTCTTTTCCCATTTACTTGCTAATTTAGCAGCGTCACTCTGCATTGAGTGATATGGGTTAGCGCTCTCTAATAATTGATTTAAGCTCATTTTCTTAAATTTAAAGGTTAATTATAATTTTAAATTAAACCGGCTAGCTGTCGCATACGGTTATATACTTCATTTGATTCGATTATAGGTTGTTTTTTAGAAGCTTTAGGTTCTACACCTGTTGCTCTACTAGCTGCACCTTTAATTGATTCATTAACTGGAGATTTAGATTTATCTAGTAATCCATCAGATAATGTTTCAAAAATTGTTTTAGCTTGTCTTACATCCTTAGCTTTATCAAATGCTTTTAATACCTTAACTTTTTTACTTTCGGTTAAGTTTTTAGCCTTAAAGATTTTGTTTGTGTAAAGAAGTTTTGCATTTAAAAGGTTAACGTCCTTCAATTCTTCTTTAAGCGCCTGAATTTCTTCTATTGCTTCTTTGAATCTCATTCTTTCAGTCTCTTTTTCGATTTTAGAGTCATCTCTGTCTCCATCTTCGTTTCCGACACCGTATTCACCTTTTACTCGAGATTTTCTTTCGTCCATCTCTTCTTTTTCTTCTTTCACATCATCATCTTTTTTAGACTTCATTTCTTCATCAATTTCGATTTCAACGTCTGTTTCAACGTCCATTTCGTCCTCAACGAAGTCATCTCCTGGTTCTATTTCACCAGCAGAAACCATGTCTTTAATGACATCCTCAATGAATCCTTTAAGATCGTCTTCTGACATATCCTCAAGATCAATATCTTCATCGCGCATATCGTCTTCCATGTCTTCTTTTTCGTCTTTCATACCATCTAAATAGCCTTCTTCTTCAGCATCAGTTCGAGCATCTTCTTTAACATCGTCTTTGTCCTTCATTTCTTCTTTGACATCGTCTTTGTCTTTTTTCATCTCTTCGTCCATGTCGTCTTTTTTAGACTTCATTTCCTCTGATACTTTGACATCTTTCGCATCTTCACCAGCATCTTTTGCTAGTTTAGAAATTTGATCCATGTCATCTCTCACAGCGTCAATTGCTCTGTCATCATCAACTTTCTTTTTGATGTCAGCAGCATCTTCACCTGCGTCTTTAGCTAATTTAGAGATTTGATCGGCGTCGTCACGGATAGCGTCTGCTTCTCTGTCGATTTCTTTCTTTTCGGCGTCAGTCATCTCTTTTTCTTCACTAAGTTCAGCTAATAGCTCGTCAAGATCAATTTCCTCTTCTAGATTTTCATTTACATTTACGTAATAATCAGAAGTGCTTTGTCCAACCTTTTTAGGGTCTTTTAAAGTAACTGATTTACTTCTAGTAGGGTTATTTTTCTCGTTCCAGCTAACAGCGTCCATCTCATCTAGTTCTTTCTTGTCCTCTTCCTCCATTTTTTTATCTTTGTCTTTAGAGTCCATTTCTTCTTTCTTTACGTCGTCTTCTTCATACTTCTTTCCGTACATTTCTTCAACATCATCTTTTTTCATCTCTTCTTTCTTCATGTCGTCTTCAGAGTATTTTTTCATCTCTTCTTTCTTCATGTCGTCTTCTTCGTACTTCTTTCCGTATTCTTCTTTCACGTCGTCTTCTTTGTCCATTTCCTCTAGCTTTGCAGCTAACATAGATTTTAAATGTGGAGTGAAGGCTTCTTCAAGAGCTAGCTTGGCATTGGCGATAGCTGTTTCCTTAACGGCTTTAGCATCGGCAATAGCCTCTTTTAGCAAATCTCTGTTTGTTGCCATAATCCCAAAATTGTTTTTGTGAAATACGCTTATTCATGAAGCGTAATAGAATAATTATACTTAAATTAACACCATATAGAAGATGGTGTATTACGGTTATACGTATATGAATATTTATTAAAGTTAAAAAACAGGACAAGATCCTTTAGAACAAAGAATCTCCGTAACTATCTGATTAATTTTAGTATAATCGTAACTTATTGAATTTTTTCCTTCCTGTAAAACACCCATAAATGAACCTGGATTAGATGGTGTGGATACAAAATCCCAACATAGTAATTCAAAGTCATCTTGAACTTCCATTACATTACCCATTGGTTCTAAAGAACCCATACCTCTAGATGATACACCTACTGTAACACCATTCTTGATTAGTTCTTTTAATATATTTCCTGAAGGAGTAGGTAAAATCTCAATTTTACCCATTACATTATCTCCGTCCCAATTAAAATCAGTGACGACGTGAGATACATTTTTTAAATTTACAACAGAAGATTCTGGGTGGTCTAATTCCCCTAATGATCTTCTTTCATTTATAAGTTCTTTATATTTGTCTAACTCTCTTTCCCATAACTGTCTTGAATAGTATCTACCATTACCGTTTTTAACTTCAGCAGTTGCTAAAATACCTTCAACGACAATGTTTCCATTCTCCTTACTTACATTTTCATTTAATTGGGTAGGAGAAATATTAACAGTGTGAGTTTCTATTAATAATTTTCTACTCATTATCTTCTTTTTCCTCTTCTCCGACTACTTGAGGCATACTGAAAGATTTGCCTGACATTTTTTCATACAATTTTTCCATCTTTTGCTTTCTTTTTTCTAAAAGCTTGATTTCTTTTTGCATGTCCTTCATTTTTTTCTTATCAATTAGTTCTTTTAAATTTTCATCTTCATTAATTGAACTTAATCTTTCTTGTTTTTCAGAAATATGATTAGTTAAAAATTCTAATTGAGCTTCCATTTTAGTAATGTCACCTGCTTTACCTATTTCAGCTAATTTAGTTTCAATATTTTCCTTTTTAGGTTTTTTCTTCATATTAGCTTTAATTGCTTTATCTCTAGCAGCTAGATAATCATCAGAATCAATATCACCATCACCATCATGATCTTTTTTAGCTTCAGCTGTTGGTTGAGGTTCCATAGGAGCCTGAGTTTCAAAATCTTGTAATGCTTCAGTTTGTGGTTTTTGTGCTAAACCTTCTTCTTCTAACATTTTATCAATTACTTCACCTGACATAGCGGCTAAACTATTAGGATTTCCTGAAGTAGCAACAAGAGATTCTTTAACAACTTGCCAGTTATTATCAGATTCTTTTACTTTATCGCTAAATCCACTACCACCATAAGTTTTACCAGTTGATTCTTCAGTTTTTTGTTCTTTATATCCTAAACCTTGAACACCAAACTGTCCTTCCTTAACATAATATAAAGGATCTTTAGCTAAATTTTTAATTACTTTAGCTTGAGCTTCCTCTAATGTTAATTCTGGGTTGTATTTTACTTCCGCATAAATACCTACTTGTAATTCTTGAGCATTGACATTATTAATATTATCTACTTTAGGTGAGTAATCATAATTATGAGAAGCAATATTTTCTACACCAGCAGATACGTTTTTATAACTACCATATGAACCATTTTCAATATCAAATTTATAATTTGGGTCAGCGGATACATTTTCATCTCGCTTATTATAATCTTCGTTATTATTTACAATAGGATTAAGTGATTTTTCTCCTGACTCATTAATAAATTGGCTAAATTTTTCTTCCCAATTTTGTTTTGGTCTTGATTCTATTGTATTAAGTGGTTTTACATCAATGTAATTTTCACTAATTACACTTCTTTTTTTCAAAATATATGCAGCTTGATCATAAGTTGCTGCTTTATTAATCATTTGAGGAAATTTTCTTTTTGCTTCTTTAAGAAATACACCTTTATGGCCTTTTCCCTCTTTAATTAAGTTATACTGTTCTTGTAAAGTTTTCATATTAATTGTCTAATAATAATGTTTCAATGTCTTTTATATAGTCTTTTATTAAATCTGTACCATAAACTACAGAATAACTTTTAGGTTCATCCTGTTTATAATACTTGATAGTTGCTATTTTGGCTTGTCGTAATAATTTTTTTACATCATCCAATTTATCTTCAATTTCATCAAAAGCATCAATTCGCTTTTGTTGGAATTGTTCTAAACTATCTTCTTGTTCGTCCAGTCTATATTTATACATATTAAAAAAGTTTTTTAACTTCAAGTCCTGAACCTTTTTGTACATAAGTTCCGTTCTTTTTTGGTACTAATTTGTATTTAAATGCTTTTACGTAATAATTATCGTTTACTCCATCTGGACCTGCTTTAGGGCCAGGACCTAATGTAGCACCTGGATCTTTATCTTCATTTACATTAGTTGTTGTTTTTAATGTTTTAGCTAAATTAAGAGCTTTTAAATATTTTTTATTTTTTTCACTAGGATTATCCATTTTTTTAATTCGTGATATTTCCTTTGTTATTTTAGATAATGGAATTTTTTCACCCTTAGGAATATTTAATCTTTTTCTTACAGTACCTTGTTTTAAATTACCTGCTTTTTTTCCTTTAGCAGCCATTTTTTCATAAGTATCACCTTCATTAACAGGTTTAAATCCTAATTCTTTATATGCTTCATCATCTGGTTTTTGTCCTTTTCTTCTAAATGCATATGGAGTTAAATAAGCACCTGCAGCACCAGATAATGATGCTTCATCTATTTCTTCTTCCTGTACCGGTACTACTCTATCACTAGGAAATCTTTTTACAGTTTCACCATCAAATCTAACTAAAGTTTTATCTTTTTCAACACTAACAACTTGACCTGTACCATATAATGAACCATCTGGTTCCATAACATGGACTAAATCAATCATTTCTTTTAAATCTTCTTCTGCTATATTAGAAATAGCTCTAGCTACTCCCCCTACTTTCAAATCACTTAATTCATCCTCACCAATTCTAGTAATTCTTTTATATTGATCTGGGTATTCATTTCTAAGGTGTGTTCTTACTTTATTTCTTATAACTCTAATTTCATCATAAAAATCCCTAAACTTTTTATCATCTTTAGTTTTAACATAAGTTCTTTTAGCTGTACTAACTAAATCAGATAAATCATCATATAATTTATCAAATCCAGGTAATTGCTCTACTTTCCATCTAACCGCACCAGTTTCGGAATCTATATCAGTAATAGTAGACTTAGTAGTACCATCATCACTAATAGTAACTTGTCCTACCTCAAACCCAGTTCTTGGTTTATCTAATTCTTTTTCAGCATCTTTTTCTGATGCTGTTTTAGACATTTCAGAAAGTTTAAACTTGTATTTTGCCATTTGCTACTTGAATTTCTTTAACTAGTTCATAATATTGCAACAAATCAACTAAATTATCAGTATCAACTCTATCATTTTTACCTAATTTAGTTATTAACTTTGCTACTTCCGTTATCTTTATTTTAGTAGCTTTATCTTTAATGTTATTAGATTCCTTATTTAATATTTCCTGTAAAATTTCTACTTTACCATTATAAAATTCTCTTAAAGAAGGAGTAGAATCAACTGAATATATAAATTCTTTAAGTATTTCTTTTTGTTCAATACTTAGACTATCATACTTATCGTTAAATTTTTCTAATAATACTCTATAGGTTAATTGTCTTAAGTCTTTATCATACCCCGAAAATTCTTCCATTAGGGGATCAGTTGGTTTTTGTTGTGGTTGTTTAGTTAAAAATTCAAGTAAAGTAACTTTATTGTTATTAATCTGATTAATATCTGTTACTTTATCTATATTATAACTTTCTATCAATGTATAAACAGAAGCTATTTCTTTGTAATTTTTTACTTTAGAACCAAAAAATGACTCAAGATTATAATGCTTTTTAATTTCATTAATTAAGTTATACTTTTGCTTTTTTAGTACTGTTCTATTGAATTTTTTGGAATTGTCAAGAACCGTTGAAATTAGAGAATTTGCTCTACCTTCTGATAAAACCTTAGATTTCATTACAGATTCATATAACTTGTATTCACGCCCCAATTCTGTATTTACGAAATATTCTCTTAAAATATCAATTGCGGGGGAATCACCTCCTTTTAAAGTATCAGCAGTTATTTGCCTAACTAGTAATTCAAATAAAATACCAGTGTTCTTATACTTGGAATGTTTTATTTTCATTAAAAATATATTTATTTATAAATATGTACAAATTATTTACTCTTCAATTGAGAGTCATCTAGTAGTTTAGAATCGTCCTTATCTTCCTCAAATATTAATTTCTTTTTATTTAAAGATTTGAAGATGTCCTTATTTTTTAAATAAGTAACTTTGGCACTTTCAAATTCTGATAGTGGTTTACTACCTTCATTTTTATCTGTATCCTTCATTCTTTTAACTCCTAAAGGATCTTTACCAAAATTATTTTCTTGTTTACCCCTATTAGTTATACCATCTACTGGTCTACCTAAATTGTCTTTGTTATACTTTTCAGGTTCAGGGACATTACCTGGTTCAGAATACATTCTTCCTTTACCATATAATGAAGCTAAATCGTGAGGAGTACCATAAGATTTACCAGATTGTACTGGATCATTTCCTTCTGCTTCAATTTGAGCTATTCTAAATTTACGTTTAGCATCTTCTCTAACTAAATCTCTATATTCATCATATTGATCTTCACTAAAGTGGTAAATATTATGATAAATCCAATCAGATGGAACTAAACCTTGATCTAATAATGATTGAGCTAATTCCGATTTAGATTTTAATAATTCTATTCTTTCCTGATCATATATGATTGATGGGGTAGTCATTGACAATTCAAAATTTGTCATATTTTCTGCTGTATACCCCTGAGTATATAAATGAACAAGTGCAATTTTATTTAATTCTGAAAGTACTATTCTTTGAATTCTATCAATTGTACGAGCAAATCTAATATCTTCAGCGGCTAATGTAGCTTTTCCTTCTACATTTTCATCATAACCTAAAAAGGCTTTAGGTATTTTAAGTGCGGCAAATAATTTATCTCTTAAATATTCTACATCTTGAATACCATCATATGATAAACCTGGTGTAGTGTCTATTTTAGTAGCACTATCATTACCCCTAACTGGAATATAAAAATCTTCAAGCATATTTTGCATATTATATTTCAAGTTATATTCACCCGTTTTTTCATCCATATATGGAGTACGTTTCATATTTGAAATAGTTTTCTGCATAAATGCTTCTACTTCATTAGGTGGTATAGCACCAACATTTACATAAAATATTCTTTTTTCTGGGGCACGAGCAATCCTATGAATTAACATAGCATCCTCCATTAATGTGTATTGTTTAAATAATTTTCTAGCTGGTTCAATATAAGCTCTACCATATGGGAGATAATTAACATCAGATACCATTCTAAAGTGAGCCATTTCATAATTATCATAAGTTATACCTGCATTATCACCTTCTACTTGATTTGGTAAACTATAATAACCATAAGAACTACCAGCAAAACCTTCAGGATTCCATCTATATTTAATTTCAGATGGATTATCAGGATTTTGTCCTTCTATTCTTTCAATGTGGTATGCAGTATATGGTATGACATTATAAACACCAAATTTTTCTGCAATTTCTAATTTTAAGAAGAAATCTCCATACTTACACATTTGTCTAATCCACATCCAAAGATTAAACTCAATATTTAAAACATCATAAAATAAGTTATATAATATTTTTTGAATATCTTCATTAGAACTTCTAATTTGAAGTACTTCACCCATATCATTTTTTAATGTTGATTCATCAGATAAAATATCTAGAGCAGAAGCTATAATAGCATCCTGATCCATTACATCATATTCAGAATATAACTGGGTTCTTAACCATTGGTAGTTAAGATTAAATTGTGCTCCATAAAGTGATGAAGGTTGAGTAGTATAAATTCTATTGAATCTATCTACTAATGCGTTTGTTTCATATTGACCACTACTTTGGATATGATCCGTATCAATGGTTTTTATTTGATTACCTCCAACATTTCTGATAACTACATCAGTTGAAAATAATCTTCTTAATCTTGAAAATACACTTGTATCTGCCATTTAATATATAATTATTGTTATAAATATTACCCTAATAACCAACTAATATCTTCTCCACCTTTATCTGTTTTAATTTGATAAGGATTATCGGGTCCTTTTGAAAACCCATAACCACCTTGGTATTGGGTTCTATTAACTTTCATATTTTGCAAAGCTTGTTTTGTTATATCAATACCTCTTTGTCTAAATTTTAAAGCTGTATCTCTAATATACATTGCAATTCCAAAAGCCATTACTAAATCATCATTGTAACCTGATTGAGCTTCTGGTCTTCCGTTTCTCCAAATAAAGGTTTTCATTTCCTCTATTAATCTTTTTGATTGTAAAGTTACACCTTTATCACTTAAATATTCTTGGAATTTACCAATCACCATAGGTCTTGTTCTTGAAGACATAGTAAAACCAGGTACCATTCTAGAATGATCCTGATATTTGTCAAAATAAGAATTAACGTTAGGTTGATCAGTTTTAGGTGAATAATATAAATTTTGATAATTTCTATCTAAAGCAACTTGAATTGTTGCCCACCCTATATTTGCATTTTCTATAATTAACATAGCTTCATTATACTCGGAAGCTATACCAACTAATAAATGCCCATAATCTTTTGTATTTATTTGTCCTTTGTATTCAGCAACTTGAACATTATTTTCAACATCAATAACATGAAATGCAGAATAATCTTTTCCATCACCTCTAGAAACATCAGCTACTACTATATAATCTCTAGTATAATCTGGTGTTTCCCAAACCCATAAATTTTGATCCACACCCCTTCTTTCAAGTGGGTCTTTAATATATGTTTTTTCAAAAAATTCAATATATTCAGGATAAAATACAATATCACCAGAAGTACTAAAATCACAATCACATTCCTGAGCTGCCATTCTAGGATCACCTAATAACTCATCTTGTCTTTTTCTCCAAGCTTCATCCCTTTCAGGGTGAACATACCATGGTAATTTAATAGGTAAAAAATCATTTTCTGCTGCTTCAGCTCTAGTCCATGTTTGATGAAACCAATTACCTGTACCATAAGGTGTACTTAATGCTATACAGCCACCACCAGTAGCTAGGGTTTGTTGAGCTGATGCCCAAATTTCTCCAATATTATCAATAAATGCCGCCTCATCAATAATTAGAAGAGATACTGCTTCTGATCTACCTGCATCACTACTTGCTGATGTGGCTTTAATTTGTGAACCATTAGTAAGCCTTAAATTTAATTTATTATTTTCTGCTGCATCTACTTTTAGCCAAGAAGGTAAATTTTCATACATAAACTTAACCTTAGTAACCATATTTTTAGCTGTTTCTTGCTTAGTTGCTATACAAAGTATATTTTTATCTTTATTAAATAACATCATCCATAAAGAATAACCAGCTGATAGTGTAGATAAACCTAACTGTCTAGATTTTAGTACTATTGAATATGGGTTATCTCTAAATAAAGTTAATACTTTATCTTGAAAAGGATATAAGTTAAATTGAATACGGCCTCTTTGGGGATGCTGAATGTAACAGTATTTTCTCATAAAATGTACAGGGTCCTTTGCACATTTAAGATACTCAGTTCTTATTACTTTTTTTAATTCAGACATACTATTTAAGTAAAACAGCTACTGCTACAACAGCAAGAACACCTGCTCCACCCGCTAATTTAGTTTTTAATTTTTGTTTTTTAAGATCTTTTTGTAATTTTTTAGATAATTCCTGAGATAAATTTAATTGGTCCTGTTTTGTTGATATCATGGAATTAAAATTAATAATCTGATCATTAAGATTAGTAATAACACTATCCTTTAAAACTATTTTTTGTTCTAGTAATTGAAATTTCTTTACTGATAATACTAATTCTTCCTTAGCTTCATCACCAGTAATTAAATCTTTAACCACCAGTTTGGCCACCGGTTTTTCTAAGCGAATCGATAACGTGTCTGTATCGTTCTGTGAAAAACTGGTAAAGCTCATCATCATTAAAATTATCAACAGCCCTAACTTTTTCATTAGTTTTTATTCTTAAGTTTTTAATTAATTTATCTTGATTATTAATTTCTTTATCTAAAGAAAGAATTTGCGTATTTAAAGTATCTATTTTATAAGTCAAATCATCATTTATACTATGCAATGAATCAATCTTAGTATTTAATGCTTCAATTTGAGCTTGATACTTTTGTACATAATCTTCTCCGTTATTCCTAAATAGAAGCCAAAGAATGATTAATAATAAAACTAAAACCTTTGCGGAATTAATGAATCTTTCACTAGACAACATCCTTTTCTAATTTAGCAACTAAAGACTCCAATTCTTTCTTTCTTGAGGTCTTCTTTTTTAGCATATTTAATATAGCCTGTTTTTCATCTTCGTTTTTAGCAGCACTAAATTTACGAGCAAGAGATCTCATTTCCGTCTCTAAATCTTTTAATTCTTGAACTGCTAAATCTAATTTCTTAAATTTACCTCTGGCTTTCATAGCCCCTTTTACAGCATCCTTATCATCATCTTCGTCTTCACCTAATTGTTTTTGAAGTTTAGCTGTTTTTTCTAATTCTTTATTTAATTCTTTTTGATTAGCAACTTCTTCTTCTGTTGCTTCACCAAGAATATCGATAATATTTTCCTTAATAAATGATTTTAACTCTGATTGTTTCATTGCTATATATTTTGTTATAAATATATTAAGATTTTATAACATTTAATATTTGTTCAATTCGTTCCCCTGTAGAACCTTTAATTGTAATTATATTATCAACCATATAGCTATATTTTTTAATTAATGTTGTAATAGAAAAATCAATAATATCTCTATAATATTCATCTGTTTCTCTTACCCCATTATCTTCAATAGGTAAGCCATCAGGAGAAATATAAAATATATAATCATATTCTCGTAAAAATTCCTTCGCATAATCTTCAAATATATCTTTATCCTGCCTAGCAATTGATTTAGCATTTTGAGTAAATGCAATAACATCAAATATTGTTCTATCAGTAATTATTTTATCATTCATTAATTCAGCACATCTTTCTGCTAAAAATACTGTTTGACCTTTTAATGTTGAATCAGTATTTAATGGAATACCTAAATCATTTAAATATTTACTACGTTCTGTAGCAAAATTATAATCTTTAAATTCAGATAATTCTTGTAACGCTTTTACTAATGTAGTTTTACCTACACTCATTGTACCACATAAACCTATTTTCATACTAATTTCTATGTGTAGTTCCTTTTGGAGCAGGTTGCTTATACCATGGTAAACCCGTTCTATTTCTAACTACTTCTTTAAATTCACTTTTACTATACTTAATACCATACAAATAATATTCAGCTTTTCTCTCATTACCTTCTGGTATTAGTGCAGGACCATCCCAATTATGAAATTTATTATCCCAAACATAAGCTATAGTACCATCTGCTTTCTTTAATTTTTGACTACTAGGCCATTCACTATATTTTTTTTCCATATCTACAATATACGTAATTTATTTTAATTCTCCAAAATACTTTCAGCAACTAGTGTACCGTGGGCTCCCGATACCGAAATCCCTCTTGCAGACAACGCATCACCTACAAAATGCACATCAGGATATTTAGTTAATGACAAATCAGAATAGTTAACTAATGGTTCAGGAGCTAGGTATTTTACCTCAGGTACATAGATTCCCCAATCGTCTTTCAACGTAGGAAATACTAATTTCATGTCATTGATAAAATCATCAATATACTTAAAATATCCTTGGAATGCATCTTTAACTACATCTAAATTTTCTATTTTAGTTGCTGATACATCTATACCTTCTGATGTTGTAGATGGTTCTCTACTTGGACTGTAAAATAAACCTGTACTGTTTTCTTGTACTTTACCCACTAATTCTCTTGCCCATTTAAATGGTTTTTCTATACCTCTAACTTCCATCAATATACCAAAATTGGTCATATCATTTCTAAATGATTCATCTTTTTTAGCGTGACCATTATAACTGTGATCACCATAAGTTTCTTCTACTGCTACATATGCAGCATTATTATTTGTACAAAATGATCTTAAACTAACATTATCTAATTTTCTATATAATTTAAAATCATAAGCTACATCAATTAACTTTTGAAAGTGTTTTTGTGGCGCCTCAAATCTAACACCTACTTGAGCTGGTTTTTCTTCCGTTGGTAAATCATATTTTTGCATTATTTCAGATGTAAAATCAATACCAGACTTACCTACACCAAATATTAATTTATCATAAGGTAAATTTAATTCAGATTGATCACCTGATGCTTTAACTATTTGACTATCAAAATCAATATCTGATACTTTAGTTTCCCAGTGAAATTCAACACCTTTACTTACTAAATAATCATACCAACTTTTACCAATTTCATGTAAATAATCAGTGCCAATGTGCCAGCATGGGAATAATCTTAAACCAAAGTATGGTTTAATAAATTCAGGTTCTTCTTCTGGATTTGATAATATAATTTGTTCTGGGTGAGGGTGAAATCTACTAAAATTATCTACTACTTGCTTCATAAGCTCCATAGCTTTATCTTCACCTACATACTTAGATAATTGCCCCCCAATTTGAGTAGAATAAGTTAATTTACCATCAGACCAACCACCTGCACCTAAGTAACCTGTCATTACTTCTTCATATGGTCTTAAATATGGATCTAATCCCATATCTATAATAGTGATTTTACCTTTAAAATCATTATCAACTAATTTGGTAGCAGCATTAACACCTGCTACACCTGCTCCGATTATTACTATATTCATTTAATATAAGTTTTACACATTAATATACGAAAAAAAAGCTGTGGCTCCAAATATTTTGGGCCACAGCTCCACTAATTTTTTAATAAATCGACTGGCTATGAATCAGTCTATATGTTTAGCAAG